TTTACCTCTGATACCTTGTATGGCGTTCAGATTCTGCGTTCAGCCGCAAGCGTAAGTGCAGCCAAATCTGCATCTATGTTTGCACTTTTGGTTCCCGCCTAATTGCAGTTGCGCCCCCTGCCCTAGTGGTGGGGGGACTTTTTTAACCTAATTAGGAGAAATCAAAATGGCTGCTGCTACCGCTGTTGTTTCTAATCGAGACAACGAATCCTTCCGTGGGCTTTTTAGCGACACTTGGTCTGTTGTTGCAACGCTTGATGCTGGTTCTTTGGTTGATGGTGCGGGTGAAACCGAAACTGTTGCCGTTCCTGGCGTAGCGTTGGGTGACATGGTTATTGGTTGCTCTTTTGCCGTGGATGAGGCTGGCATGAGCGTCACGGCTTATGTCTCTGCCGCAAATGTTATTAGCATTCGTGTTCAAAACGAATCTGGTAGCACTGTAGACTTGGCATCTTGCAAGATTCGTCTTGTAGCTGCTCGTATGGTGTAAGGATTGGGGGGCTAGTCCCCCCTTTCTTATTTAAGGGTTCAAATGGCTACTTTTCGTTGTCTTCAGTCTGGTAACACAGTGAGTTTTACCTTGCAACATGACATTGACTCAATGAAGGGTCATCAAGGTTATGTTCGTATTGATGAACAAGAAGTTCCTGACATTCCTGATGAAGTGAGGACAGATACTCCCTTCATGCCGCCAGTTGTACGGCGCATGGGTCGCCCAAGGAAAGTTGCAAATGTCTGATATAGATGCTAGAGATTTTGGGAAACTGGAGGCTCAAGTTGAGGCTCTCCAGAATGAAGTTCATACTTTGAGCAAAGATGTGAAGGCTTTGCTTGAGTTGGCGAACAAGAGTAAAGGTGGATTCTGGATGGGAATGACCATTGCATCCACTGTTGGCGGCATACTTACCTATGTTGGTGAGAGGCTGTTCAAATGAAAGGCTTGCTCTCAGGAGTGTCGTGCCCTATTGCCACTCAGGATATAACTGTTAACCTGAAAAACAGGAATAACGCATTCAAAGAGTTTGGTTATGGCCCACCCAACCCTGATGAAGCAAATGATGCTTTCTGGTTGAAAAAGGCCAAGATGTATAACGCTCCTACCTCTGTCATCAAGGGCATGAGATGTGGGAACTGTGCCGCTTTTATTCAGACTCCAAAGATGATGGAGTGCATCAAATCTGGTCTGGAAAAGGATGAAAATGAGGGTGAGTTGTCCTATGACGAGAACTTTGTCAAGGCGGCTAACCTGGGATACTGTGATCTGTTTCAATTCACCTGTGCAGCGGCCCGCACCTGTGATGCCTGGAAGTCTGGTGGGCCAATAACCAAGGAAAAACCATGAAAAAGACACAAACATATAAAGACGCAAATGAAGCTGTAAAAGGCGCTAGAAAGCGTGGCGAACCATCTATTACCTTTATGGTTGCAGTTGGGAAACCTAAGATGCTCCCTAAAAAGGGTCAGCGTACTGCTACCAACATGATGAAGAAATCAACTAGAGGTAAATAATGGCATCATTAACAACTCCCATCACCCTTTTGAGCGCAGTTACTGCAACTGGTGCATCTCAAGCAGTTCAGGCAGATGCTGGTCAACCTGCATTCCTGCAAGTTTCTGGTATTACCAGTGCAACTGTAGCCTTGCAAGGTAGCTTAGATGGTACGAATTGGTCAACAATTGGTACGGCATTGACGGCTAATGGCATCGTAACCATTGCAAATGCACCGACATATCTACGGGCTAACTGCACTGTTTATGTCACTGGAACCATCACGGCTAAGATTGTCTACTAAGGAAATGCTATGAAAATGACCAAAGCGGCTAAAAAAGTTGGGAAAGTCATGCACGAATACAAGACTGGCAGTCTGCATTCTGGGTCTAAAAAGGGGCCAGAAGTGACTTCCCGTAAGCAAGCAATTGCCATTGCTTTGTCTGAAGCTGGCATGACTAAACCCAAGAAGAAGATGAAATGAAAACTGGACTTTATGCCAACATCCACGCAAAACAAGCCAGGATAAAAGCTGGTTCTGGCGAAAAGATGAACAAGGTGGGGTCTAAGGCCGCACCTACTGCTGCTGACTTTAAACAAGCTGCGAAGACTGCAAAGAAGGTTAAAAAGGTGAAGTAGATGAAATCTCCTGTTTGGCAAACAAAAGCTGGTCAAAATCCCAAAGGGGGGTTGAATGCCAAGGGGAGAGCGTCTTATAATGCAGAAACTGGTGGCAATCTCAAAGCACCAGTAAAGTCGGGGGACAACCCTCGCAGAGCAAGTTTCTTGGCTCGAATGGCTGGCAATGATGGCCCTGAGTTCAAGAATGGTGAACCAACGAGACTGCTTCTTTCGCTAAAGGCATGGGGTGCAAACTCCAAGGCTGACGCAAAGGCAAAAGCTAAAGCTATATCCGCAAGGAACAAGGCAAAGGCGAAATGAGAGCATTATCAGTTGGTATTAGTCCAGCAGCGGCAGTAGACACAACAGTCTATACCTGTCCAAAGGGCTACTACGCCAAATTCACTGTAATGTATATACACAATACAGGCGGCTCTACCAAGCATATAACTGTTCAATGGTATGACGCAAGTGCTAATACAACGCTTGATATATTGACTCAATACAATTTTGCATCAAAAACATATTTGCAATTTGATGGCAATGCCTACATTGTTTTAGAAGAAGATGACAAGATAAAAATAACTACTGAAGCGGGAAGTTCCTTCAGTTTTATAGCCACATTTGAAGAAGAAGGGTTGACTAGAACATGACACTACTAGAACTTGTCAACGATGTGTTGATCCGCTTGCGTGAGCCTGTTGTAACCACTTACACAGAAACCACCTATTCCACTCTGATTGCAAAGTTTGTAAATGATGCAAAGAGACAGGTAGAAGATGCGTATGCTTGGAATTCTTTGGGACAAACAATTACTGTGACTACAGTAGCTTCAACTCCATCCTATTCGCTCACTGGTGCTGGTCAGGTATTTCAAGTTCTTGATGCCATCAATACAACCAGCAATGTTGGTTTGACCAATATCACATTTGTGGACATGAACCGCAAACAGAACTTCTTGCCTCTGGTCAACTCAATTCCAACAGAATTTACTTTTGATGGAATAGATGCTTCTTACGATACTAAAGTAACTTTATTCCCAATTCCTAATGGTGTGTATGCACTGAAGTTCAGTCTAATAATCCCCCAGGCAACTTTATCATCGGGAAGCACCGTCATTCTTGTGCCTGATGTAGTTGTTGCCCAAGGCGCTTATGCCAGAGCATTGGTTGATCGTGGTGAGGATGGTGGACTATCTTCATCTGAAGCATATTCAATATTCAGGGGTATGCTCTCCGATTACATTGCATTAGAAGCAAATCGGTATCCAGAAAATCAGCAATTTCTAGCTATATGAGCCAAGCAATCCAAGTCTTTTCTATCTCAGCCCCTGGTTTCTATGGGTTGAATACTCAAGATTCGCCTCTTGATTTGAATGCTGGTTATGCACTGGTTGCAACAAACTGCATCATTGACAAGTATGGGCGTGTTGGTTCACGCAAAGGTTGGTCACGGGTTAACGCATCATCTGGGAATCTTGGCGCAAATGATGTAACTGTGATCCATGAGTTAGTGCAGACTGATGGCACTTTGACTGTCTTGTTTGCTGGAAACAACAAGATTTTTAAGTTGAGTTCTACAAACACTGTGACTGAACTCACTTATGGTGGTGGAGGCACTGGGCCAACCATAACGGCAAGCAACTGGCAATGTGCGTCACTCAATGGCATCACATACTTCTTTCAGTCTGGTCACAATCCTTTGATTTATGACCCTGCTGTTAGCACCACCACATATAGGCGTGTCAGCGAGAAAACTGGTTATGTCGCCACTGTTCCTGATGCCAACATTTGTATTTCTGCTTTTGGAAGATTGTGGGTAGCAAATACCACCACTGTGAATTCAACTGTTTACTTCAGTGATTTGATAGCTGGTCATGTATGGTCAACAGGAACTGCTGGTTCTTTAGATGTTTCACGGGTATGGCCTAACGGGTCTGATGAGATCACGGGGTTGGCAGCACACAATGGATTCTTGTTTATCTTTGGAAAGCGTCAAATTGTAATTTATGCAAATGCGACTACCCCATCAACAATGTCTCTTAGCGACACCGTTGAGGGCATTGGTTGTATTGCCAGAGACAGCATTCAAACCACCAGCACTGATGTGTTGTTTTTATCTAACTCTGGCGTTAGATCGTTGATGAGAACGATTCAACAAAAATCTGCACCTGAAAGAGACTTGTCAAAGAATATCCGCAATGACTTGATGAGTGCTGTTGCTGGTGAAACATTGGCAAATATCAAGTCTGTCTATTCTGAAAGAGAAGCATTTTACCTATTGACAACACCTAGCATTGATACGACTTGGTGTTTTGACACTAAGGCTTATTTGCCTGATGGTTCTGCCAGAGGTACAACCTGGGATTCAATTACGCCAAAGTCTATGTTGTCTCGTAGAGATGGCACTTTGTACATTGGTAAGAATGGATACATAGGCTTGTATAACAATTATCAGGATCACGATACTGCATATCGAATGCTATATTACACAAACCATGCTGATCTTGGAAATCAGAATGTGACTTCTATTCTGAAAAGACTATCCATTGTTGTTATTGGTGGGACAAACCAAACAGTAACATTCAAGTGGGGATTTGACTTCAAGACTAATTACTTGTCTGACAATGCAGTGATTCCAGTACAAGGTGTTTCTTACTATGGAGTTGCTGAATATGGTGCAAATGCCACAACAGTTGCATATTATTCTGGTGGTGTTGCTTTGCAGACATTAGTGGTTTCTGCCACAGGTACGGGCAAGGTTGTTCAAACAGGTTATGAGTCGAACATAAATGGAACTGCATTGTCGATTCAGAAGATTGAAATTCAAGCCAAAAATGGCAAACTGAGTTAAGGAGAAAACTGTGTCTGATTACACCAAGAGTACAAATTTTGCCACTAAAGACAATTTGTCTTCTGGCAATCCATTAAAGATTGTCAAGGGAACTGAGATTGATACTGAGTTCAACAACATTCAAACTGCCATTGCAACCAAGGCAGACTTAGCAAGTTCCACCTTTACTGGTACGACAACTATTGCAAATGCAGTCATAGCAACCACCACTATTTCAGCAGGAACAATTACTGGAATTACAGACATAACCATTGCTGATGGTGGAACTGGTGCATCTACGGCGGCTAATGCTCGCACTAATCTTGGTTTAGTTATTGGCACAAATGTTCAGGCTTGGGATGCTGATCTTGATACTTGGGCTGGTAAAACTGCACCATCTGGTACTGTGGTTGGGACAACTGACACCCAGACATTGACCAACAAAACACTGACAAGTCCTTCCATTGGTGGCACACCAGTTATGGGTGCAAGTGTTGTTTCATCTGCTACTGCTGTTGCATCTACCAGTGGCACTAGCATTGATTTCACCAGCATCCCGTCTTGGGTAAAGCGCATTACGGTGATGTTTAGTGGTGTGAGTACGAATGGCACAAGTGTTTTATGTATTCAAATAGGAACAAGTAGTGGCGTTGAAACTGCTGGATATGCGTCCGTATACAACAACCTTGGCGGTGGTGTGGCAGGAACTACAACAGCGGCTTTTGGATTAGTCACTGGGCCTGTGGCAGCATATCTTTACAGCGGCATAGCAACGCTTGTGTTGCTTAATGCGTCAACTAACTTATGGGCGCTTTCAAGCCAGTTGGCAGCCCCTGCTGGCCCAGGTCTTGATTTTGGTGCTGGTAGCAAATCTCTGGCGGCTGTTCTTGATCGTGTGCGCCTTACTACATTAGGTGGTGCTGATACCTTTGACGCTGGCTCCATTAATATCCTGTACGAGTAACCATGATTGTTCACCACTTTTCTGATGGCCTATATTCCAAGGAAACGCACATAAGTGCGGGACAGTTGCTTGTTCAGCATAAACACAACTATTCCCATTTTGGGATTCTTGCTAAAGGTAAGGTTGTGGTTGTTCAAGAGGGTGACATTCAGATTTTTGAAGCACCTGCTTGCATTGAGATAAAGGCTGGTGAGAGTCATGGTGTTAAGGCCATCACTGATGTAGTTTGGTATTGTGTTCATGCCACTGACGAAAAAGATCCGTCTAAAGTGGATTCTGTTTTGATTGAAGGAGAATAATATGTCTTGGATAGCACCAGCAGTAATGGTGGGAGGAAGTTTACTTGGTGGCGTTATGGGCGGAAATGCTGCCCGTGATGCAGCAAATACCTCTGCCCAGGCCCAAATTAAAGCGGCACAAATTGCTGCTGATGCGGCAAGGTTTCGCCCTGTTGGAGTAACCACTCGATTTGGAGCATCTCAGTTTGGGTTTGATCCATCAGGGAACCTATCAAGTGCTGGTTACTCAGTTAGTCCAGAACTTCAAGCCTATCAAAACAGATTGATGGGATTGGCTGGTGGCGCACTATCTCAGGCAGAAGGGGCACAACAGCAATATGCACCACTTCAAGGTGCGGCACAAGGCTTGTTTGGTTTGGGTCAGCAGTATCTGGCTCAGTCTCCAGAACAGGTTGCCTCTGATTACATGGCAAGACAACAGAACTTGTTGGCTCCAAGCCGTGAGCGTCAAATGTCTCAATTGCAAAACACTTTGTTCCAGCAAGGGCGTGGCGGATTGTCTGTTGGTGCTACTGGTATGCGTCCAGGCGGCGGTGCTGGTTTGGGTGCGGCATCTCCTGAAATGGAAGCCTACTACAACGCAATTGCCCAACAAGATGCAGCATTAGGCGCACAAGCACAACAAGCTGGTCAACAACAAGTTGCTTTTGGCACTGGTTTGTTTGGCACTGGTGCTAACTTGCTGGGCCAATATCAACAAGGTCAAGTTGGCGCATTGTCTCCATTCCAAGCATATTTGAGTGAAACACAAGGCATTGAAGGTTTGGGTCAATCAGCTTTGGATATTGGGTCACAGTTGGGTGGTAGATCTGCACAGGCTGGTGCAAATGTTGGTCAGTTCTTGCAAAGAGGCGGAACAGGTGCGGCATTGACTGCTCAAGGCGGTCAGTTTGACCCTTGGTCTTATGCCTTGCAAGGTCTTGGTCAAAATCGTCAGTTAGGCCAAGGGTTGGCAAATTGGATGGAAGGGCAAGCATTAAATAGGCAATATGGAGCAGAAAATGTTTATGGCAAATATGGGCAGGGCAGAGTTCCAACAGAATATTCAAGTTACGACACTTTCTAAGGAATAATCATGGCAACAGATATTGTTCAAGGATTGTTTGGTATGACACCAGAGTCATATCAACAACAAAGAGATGCTGCGGCATTGCAACGGGCGGCTTCTTTTGGACAAATGAGTCCAATGGAATCTGCTCGTACATCTATCTACTATGGCGCTAACCAGCTTGGTAATCTTGTAGGTGGATTGCTTGGTGCTGAAGACCCTCAATTGGTGAGGATCAGACAGCAACAGCAGGTGCTTTCTGGATTGGACTTCAATGATCCTAAGTCTATTGCTCAAGCAACTATAAGAGCAAACCAAATGGGGAACCCACAATTGGCTTTGCAATTGACTGCTTTGGGTGATCAGGCTTTGCAACGCCAAGATTTATCGTTACAGCGTCAAGATTTATCAGTAGAGCGTCAAGACAAGTTGCGTCAGCGTCAGGCGGCTGCACAGTCTTTGGCTAGAACTCAAACAGCTAGAGATTTGATCTCCAGTGGTTTGAGCGTTACCCCAGAAACCATCTCAGGCCAATCTGCTGTTACTGTTCCTGAAGTTGATGAGTTTGGATACCCATTGCGTTCTGCTGTTACTGGATACAAACCACCAGAACTCAAACTTGACTATGCTCGAATTGCTCCTCTTTTGATGCAGTCGCCAGAGGGTCGTGCAGAACTAGCGGCAATTGTTGCATCACAAAAGGCACTGAGGCCAGAGACTGTATCTATTAAAGAAGGTGAAACACTTTACACAGTTCCAACTGAGCCTGGGCAAGCGTATAAGCCGATTGCTTCTGGTGGTGAAAAACCAAGACCATTCACGGGTGACTTGGGCAATGCCGCCAATGCTTTATATCAGACAGATGATCCAGCAAAGATTTTTGCTCGATATGGTCAGCCAGGAATTGATGCTGTAGAGAGAAAAGCATTGACAATGACTGAATCAAAACGACAAATTGTAAATGTCACGGCTCCAGTTTCCATCAATATGCAAAAAGGTTTTGGAGAAAATCTAACAGAAGATTTGACTGCAAATTTAAGAGCTGGAAGAGCTGCTGGAAATACTCTTGGCACAGTACAAAGCATGAAAGCCTTGATTGAAGAAGGTACTAAAACTGGTTTTGGTCAAGACACCATGTTACAACTTGGAAGGGCCGCACAAGCATTTGATCCTAACTTTAAGGTTGCTGGAATTGCTGGTGCTGAAGCATTCCAAGGTTTGTCCAATTCAGTCATCTTGCCAGAGGTTAAAAAACTTGGGGCCAATCCAACTGATACTGACTTGAAATTTATTGTTCAAGGTTCTGCAAATCTTTCCAAATCACCTCAAGGAAACTTGATTCTGCTTGACACCTTGGAACTAAAACTAATGCGTGAGCAAGACATGGCAAGGTTTAGCAATCAATGGTTGGCTCAAAATGCCAACACAGTAAAAACAAATCCCATCATTGCTCAAACACAATTCAATGATGCTTTTGCCAATTACACTGCCACAAGTCCACTTTACAAACCACAAGCAGATGCTTTGCGCCAACGCATGATTCAGTTGCAAACAATGGGTGGTGGTAGAACGCCAACTCCGGCAAGAGGAACATTGCAGCGTGGTGGTTTTACAACCCCTTAATGGAGTAAAAAAATGTCATCATTAAAAGACCAAATCACAGACTTGCAAAATGAATTGCTGGTTGCCAAAGATGAGGGAAAGATAACTCCAGAAGGCTCAAAATTACTTGACTCAATTCAAGGTGGGCAATGGCAAACTGGTGGGTTTGGGCAGTTCTTGAAGGGCATGACTTTAAACTTCTCAGATGAGGGGATTGGGGCTTTAAAGTCTTTCATTTCATCTGACCCCAAGAATATTTCAGCGGCGATGAAAAAGATCAGCCCACAAGAACCGCAACCAAACCCCATAGATGTTGGTATTGCTCTTGAAAGAATGGGTCAAGCTGAATACTCACAGGAAAACCCACTAAAATCAATCGCCTATCAAATTGGCGGTGGCATGGTTCCGGCACTTGTAACCAGAAGGCCAGGGCCATCATCTACGATAGGTCAAATGGGTTTGGCTGCTGTTGCGGGTGCTACTGCTGGCATTGGTGAATCTGAAGCTGAATTGTTTAGCCCAGAAACAGGTAAAGAAGCGGCAATGGGTGCTGGTATTGGTTTGGCATCTGTACCAGTTGCAAAAAGTCTGGGTTTTATTGTTGGCAAAGGCTACAGATCAGCAGTCAGCGCAATGTTTGATAACCCACAAAGAATGGGTGTGGATCAATCTAGGGCCATGATTCGAGAGGCATTGGGCGCAGATGTTGGTGGTTTTGATGATGCCATCAAGATGATTTTGGATCGTGCTGGCAAGCCTTACGCACTCGCAGACATTGGCCCTAATACCAGAGCATATTTAGATGCTGTCAACCAACTGCCTGGGCCTGGGAAACAAGTCGCCAAAAAATTCTTGGAAGATCGAGACAAGGGTTTACTCAAGCGATTGACAAGTGATATGCAAGTTGCGTTTGGTAGCAAGGCCGCATACTTTGATGAATTCAATGCTTTGAAAGAAGCAAGATCAGAGGTCGGTAAAAAGTTATATGGTGCTGCCCTACCAAGACCAGTTGAGATAACCTCAGAATTCACTGATTTGCTTCAGCGTCCAAGCATGAAACAGGCTTATGACAGGGCAGTTTCATTGGCGCAAGAGCAAGGCATCAAACTGCCTAAAGTTCAAATAAACCCAGAAACTGGAAAGTTGGTAACTGAGAAAGGATTGCCAGTTACAAACATTGATACCACCTTTATGCACTATATGAAGATGGGACTAGATGACCTAATTCATTTAGGAAAAACGCCAACTTCTGGTATCGGCAACACACAACTTGGTGCTATTAAACAAACAAGGGGTGAGTTTATTGATCTCTTGGATGCGTCAAATCCTGCTTACAAGAGAGCAAGGGATTATTGGGCAAATGACACTGCTGTCTTAGATGCTATGGAGCAAGGTCGTACAATTTTCAGTAAAAAACCTGCTGATTTAGACACTCTTTTGAATGATGTGAAAACCATGTCAAAGTCAGAGAAAGATGCGTTAAGACTTGGAACCATGCAAAGTCTGCTTGATCGTCTTGGTGGCGCACAAACTGGTGACGCAATGGTCAGTGCAGTTGGAAACCCTGCAATGGACATCTTGAAGAATCCTAAGAATGTCAGGATTATTCGATCAACATTCAACAGTGATGAGGCTGGTCAAAACGCTTACAACAAGTTCATGGGAAACTTGATGAGTGAAGTGGAAATGAAAACCACTTCTAAGGTTGTTTTACAGGGTTCCCAAACTGCTGGACGCACTGAGGCAATCAGAGCAATCAAAGAAGGCGCACAAAGAGAGTTGCCTGTTATGACAGGGGCGCAATTCATTATGAGGGCTTTACAGCGTGATTTTGCAGACCTGGGAGATCAACAACTCAAAGCAACTGCCAGTGAAATAGCAAGGATTTTGACAACAACTGATCCAACCAAACTGCAAAGAATTGCAAAAGAGTTGGCGGGTAGTGACATTCGCACTGTGTTGCGTAAAGAAGCCCCAGAGGTCTTGCCAATCTTGGGCAGAGCATTGCTTGGGCCATTCTCTATTGGCTCAATGAGTGGAAACATTGCGCCCAACATTAACCAAATGTCAACAGGAATGTTGTCTGGTCAGTAACAGGAGCGTGACATTGATCCTCTCACCCTTCTGGCAATGGCAAATGGCTGTGTTGCAGCCATTCGCAAAGGCTGTGAACTCTACAAAGAGGTCAAGGGAACTGTTGCCGCAGCCCAAAAGACTGTTAAAGAGGTCACGGCTATTGCTGAAGAGGTGGGTGGCTTCTTTGGGTTCTTCAAGAAGAAAAAGCCCAAGCCCACAGAGCCTACAGTTGCGCCCAAAGCAAAAAAGGCTGAAGCCAAAGTTTGGGATGAAAATGCAGTTGTGGCTGAGTTGGCATCGAATCTGTCTCAGTTCTTCAAGGTTCAGCAACAGCTTGCAGACCACATTCGTGAAGAAGAAGAGAAGTCTAAAACTGTTTATGACCCAAGCCAAAACATCATGGAATCGGCGCTAAACAGGGAACTTGCCAAGACGCAGTTTGAAAAGTTAGCCAAAGAGATCAGAGAGATCATGGTGTATCAGTCACCCCCAGAGTTGGGGAACTTGTACACCAGGGTGAACCAAATGAGGGTCATCATCATTGCTGAACAAGAAGAAGCAAGGTTGGCCCAGGAAAAGAAACAACGAGAGGTTGAATGGCAACGCAGAAGGGTAATCAGCGCAATCCAAGACAAGGCAATCTACGGGGCAGTCTGTTTAGTGTTCGTCCTGTACCTGATCCTGTTCTTCAGCCTCCTAGTGATGGATCGAAAGGTAAGATGGGGTTTCTAGTCGCATTAGTTGCTATGGTGCTGGTCTTTGTCCTACTGCTTCCGCTGTTGGGAAGTATTTACTATGACACATTGGCTGCACAAAAAGAAAGCAAAATGCAGATTGATCGCATGGAGAGACTACGCCAACAGTTAGAGTACGAGCGTCAACAAATGGAGAGGCAACGCAATGAGTCAAAATAGGTTTCTATGGGGTGTAATTACCATCTCATTGCTGTGCGTTATTTTGTTGGCAGGGTGTGAAGATAGATACCGATATGCCTGTCAGAACCCAGATAACTTTGAACTCAAAGAATGCCAGAAACCTAGATGCCTGTTCACGCAAACCTGTCCTGAATACCTTGTAGCCCCTGTTTTGACAAACAAAGTTGAAGAAAAGAAGGTTGAAGATGCTAAAAAGTAAATTAACTCCTGAAGAAATTGAAGTCAGAATCTGGGGCTTTGTAGTCGTGATGATTACTGTCATCCTAGCTGGTATCGTGTTTGCCTTACTCTATTCAGTCACTTTTGTTGTCCAACCAATCAAGTCAATGGCTCCCATCGACCAAGCCTACACAAAGATGCTCAATGACATTGTGTTGTTGATTGTGGGTGGTATTGGTGGCATTGTTGGCAAGAGGGCAGTTGGTGCTGTAACCAATGCTATAAATCCTCCTGCAACCCCTCCTAGCGCACCTATAAGCACTCCTGTAGCTACTCCTGCTACAACTTCATCCAATGCCATGCCTGTCTGGGTGAACCCTCCTTTGGATGAAACCTGGACCCCACCACCTCCTCCTACAACGCCACCAACCTTCTTAGAACCTGATTCTGTGCGTGAGGAGATTGCCTTGGCAAGAAAAGAAGGTCAGTATGCTTAACCCTTGGATAATTATTGGGGTGATGGTTGCTGTGGGCGCTTCCTATGGCTATGGGCATCACAAAGGGTGGGTTGATCGTGATGCTGAAATGCAAGCAGAGATTGCCAAATTAAACGAGAAATCCCGTGAGACTGAGCAAGCATTAAACCAGACCCTAAACGACAAAGATAGCGCATTGCGAAAGGCCAAAAATGAAGTTTCTAAGAAGCAGTCTGACCTTAATTCCCTTGCTGATGCTGGCAAGTTGCGGCTTCCTGTCCAAGCCCCCTCAAGTTGCGTACAAGCCACCACAGATGCCACCCCTGCCAATAGAGATAGGGAAGAAGCAAGAGACAAACTTGAGCGAGAGACTATTAAAGCTATTATTGCCATCGCAGCAGACGGGGACAGAAACACAGCCCAACTCAACTCCTGCATCGAAACCTACGAATCAGTAAGGGAGCAAATCAATGGTAAACGCTGAACAACTCCAAAGATTGCACATTGGCATTGAGTGGGTTCCTGCCCTAAACGACACTTTTGCCAAGTTTGGCATTGCCACACAAAGACAACAAGCTGCATTCATTGGTCAATGTGGGCATGAGTGCGGTAACTTCAAAATCCTTGAAGAAAACCTGAACTATCGTGCTGAAACCCTGATGAAACTGTGGAAGACAAGGTTTCCAACGATGGAGATTGCCAACCAATATGCCAGAAATCCCAAGAAGATTGCCAACAAGGTGTATTCCTCACGCATGGGAAACAGGGATGAGGCATCTGGTGACGGGTATCGATTCAGAGGCCGTGGGTGCATCCAATTGACAGGCCATGCAAACTATTTTCATGCTGGTCAAGCATTAGGAGTTGACTTTGTAATGGATCCTGACCTTGTGGCAACGCCCAAGTATGCGGCACTGACTGCTGGCTGGTTCTGGTCAACCCACAATTGCAACAACCTTGCGGAAGCTGCTGATTGGGTAGGACTTACCAAGAAGATTAACGGTGGAACAATTGGCTTAGATGATCGCGTAAAGCATACAAATGAGGCTTTTGCGGTTCTTGGTTCTTGATGCTTTGAGAAAGCTGTTGGCGTAGCCAAGTAACTCCTCCCAGGCGCACCCATTCCTTGTATTCAGCAGGTCTGAGTCGTGCGCTGACAGTCTTGTTCACAAAGGTTAAATCAGTCTTAGGTCTTGGCATTTCAGTCCTCATTAAGCGCCATCCAAACCATCAGGCAAACACCGCCAATGGCTAATGCAATGCCAAGGAACCCCAGGGCAAAGATAGTGATTACAGTCTCAATCACATCACCCCCCGCATTTCCCACCCTGCTAAAAAGTAATTCCAACGCCCTTGAATAGCGGGAATTTTGTATTTATCTCCATCCATCGATAGGTCAGCATCTGTATAGCCCTTTGATGACATAAGGGCATGGAATATTTGTCGTGCTTTCATTTCTTCATGTTCCTTACATAAGCTGTAAAAGATTGAATCGTGTCTTTGCCAAACGCTAGAGTGCATTTCTCAATGTGTTGAGCGACTTCTTCAATCACGGCATTGCGTTCAGCGTTTTCAGCGTACCTCAGAATCTGGTGCTTGCGTGACCCTTGCAGACCCCAATCACCTTGGCGCTTTGCAAGTTCCTCAAAAGCCTCATCTTCAGGCTCGTTCATCTGCAATCTCCTGATCGTTACGCTGGATTTCATGCTTGAGATATGCCAAATCAGCATAGGACAACTCATCTGTTATGTCCTTGATTTCCAGGTTAAAGCGCATCCACTTGACTGTTTTCTCACAGTATGAGATTAAGCCAACAGAGTCATCTGCTTCATGCCATTGGTAATCAACCTCAATTCGGTCAATATCTGGATTGAAGTCATCGTCTACCCAATCAAAAGGTACAAATTCAATTGTTTGCATCATTCACTCCTATCTGTTCAATGTCTTGTGCGGCAAGGAGGGCATCCAAGGCCACAGATTTAAGTACTGCAAGGGCACTCTCTGGCAAGGATGGATTGAGAGCCTTGTGAGCCTCCACATCCTGCCAGAAAGCATTTAAACGGGTTGTTTGTTGTTGATTCATGCGTCAATTCTGCCTTGTCTGACAGAGATTGGAATAGGGATTTACCCTACCTTACGCATAACCCTTTGGAGCCGCCCAGAAAGCCCTTTACGGGTTCCAATGACCTCAATGAAGCCCTTGTCAATCAGCGCCTTGTAACGGGCTGTGACGCTGGAATAGGGCAGGAATGCCAGCTTAGAGATAACATCATCTGAGATGCAACCATCTGGGCCATAGGCTGCAATGGTTTCGTAGACCAAGGACTCCATCTTTGTGGTGTCGATTGCCTGTGCTGCTTGGTGGGAAGTGGCAGGATCAGATAAACGAGATAGTTTAAACGGTGGAGTTCCAAAGAACCTTTGAACTATGTCGTCCATTGCCAAGTCACCAACCCAAGAAGGTTTTTTAAATTTTGTCATCATTAACTCCTATTAAATTGGGGCCGTAGCCCCGTGAGATTTATCAGAATTTATTTCTTTGTGCCGTTGCTTGTGGCATGGTTGGCAAAGCCACATGATCTCCAAAGGCTTGTCATAGTCTTCGTGATGACCAAGGGATTTTTCTTCACCACATCTGACGCATGGGCTTCTAACAAGAATTCCCTTTTTGATGGCATGAGAAACAGCGGAGTGAGCATAAGCTCTTCTTTTGTCTTCAGCCCTCCAAAGGCGCGTAATTTCCGTGTTCGCTTGAATGCGTTTCGGGTTAAGACTCCTTTCCCTGTCATACGCACGGATTTTTTCAATATTCTTATTCCTATTGGTTGTAACATCATTTTTGTTGCATTCCTTACATTTGTTAACGTGTCCGTCAGCCATCATTGGATGTTTGTAAAACTCCTCTAATGGCTTAACGGCTTTGCACTTAAAACACTCTTTAGAACTAACCATGTTGTACTCCTGTGCTGGCAATACAACCATTATAGACCAGTTCTAATTAAAAGGTATATCGTCATCCGCATAAACGATCTTTTTGGGATTAGCTGCTGGCGGCTGTGCATCCTTGGGATTGACTGCCAAGCCCATGAACTTGCCACTCTTGCCTTCTTTGATCCATGCTGAGAGCCAGTATTCAACACCGCCCACAGTAATGTTACCTTTGTAATCAGGCTGGTTAGCTGATTCCTTTTTGTCGTTCTTAAACAAAACGCCAGAGTTGTCTTTCTTTTCCATATTAGCCTTTCAAGCCTTTCAATGATTCACCATGTTTTTTCAATGCGCTGCGAACATTACTTGGAAGCAATGCCCATAGCGCCACCTTTTCCTCCTGGTCATGGATTCCCAGGTATTCTTCATAAGCCCCAATCATGTCATCCGCATTGATTCTGTCGGCAATAGCAATCGCAACATCTGCAATGATGTTCTGCCTATCCTTGGAGACAATCACGCCATCAGTGGGCTTGATGGTCTTCTTGTCTGAGCCAACAGTGCCATCCAAGGCATCATGCTCAACAATCTCAAGCGCAGCCACCCATAGGTAACGGCGAATATAGGTCTGAACAGCACCCAGATTCTGCACTTCATGGCAACCCTTGAGAGCCGCAGAAGACATTGGGCTTGTGATGATGATCTTTTCTTCTGGCTTGTCGTTGTTCACAATCGTCATGCTTGCTTCTTCTTTGCCAAAGCTGATGATGGAAGTAAGCCCGTGGTTCTTGAAGATTTCTAGTGCGGGGATTACAAAGTCACCAAGTTCAAAATAGTAGTAATTTGCAAACTTGTTGTGACCTGATTTCTTGAGTTTGGCCTTGTGAAATTGCTCACGGGCCTCGTTCAGTTTTTGATATACATTCATTCGTAACTCCTGTTAAATGAGATTTAATTGTGTCAGACTTTGTTGAGAATTCTATAGGTGTTTTCCCTAATTTGCTCTCCTTGTGCTTGCGTGATCCACATTGTCAGCATTGTGAGTTCATGCTGGATTGAAGTAATGTCACCCGTGAACCCTGCGTAGTTTTTGTTTAGACACTTGCTCTCCAGTGCTTTGGTCTTTTGTTCGATTGCCATCAGCATCGTTGCGTAGTCGTTGAAGTCGCTCATCTTTAGCCTTTTGAAATGTTTGTGAAATGTCTGTGCAAGCTGCACTTTGATAGACGAATTTAGGGTCTGTTATTGCCAGGGTTGGCAGGGTCATCCTTGCTGGTGTTTTGTCTCTCAGCAAGATAGGCAAGCTGGGTTGCGAGATCACAATCTCGAAATAGGATAGGACTCGTTTGATCGCAATCGTCAAAAGTTTCATCTGAATTGTCTCCAATGATGTCTTGTAAGCGTGATTTCATTTTCATAGCATCCTCACTCATCAAACATTTCTTTGAAAGGGCCATCCATTTTAGCCGCTGTGATCTTGCGTTCTTCAAGGGCTTTTTGGACTCGTTCAATTCGCAGATTGCGATAGTGCTGGAGTTCTTCAATGTCATCAATCCAAGGGGTTTTGACAACATCAAACACTCGCAGTTCAGCCCTACGGCGCACCTTGAGTTCTACTCTGTTCATCACGATTGAAGCAACATCTTCAGCATGGTTTGCTTTGATGGCTTCTACCAGGGCAACGCTGTCTTGGATGGCATCAGCAATGTCCTCTGGATCAAGTTCTTGGACTATTGCCCAACACTCGTACTTAAATTGTTCCTCATCAGTTGGCATTTGTAACTCCTGTTGACCACTGCGTTATTGCAGTGATAGGACTGTCGCACAGAAAAAAGATGCGTGGAATAGGTGTTTTCCCTAGTGCATAAAACTATAAAACCCATCATACTGGCGTTTTTGGAGACAAGCAAATGCGTTTAAACCTTACCCATCGAACCATCTTGAAGCGCCTATCTAGTGGCCCCAGGTCAATGCTCGACATGACCCACAGTGCAACAGACAACAATGCTGTTAGCTACCACTATGCCAAGTACCTGCCCGATTTGGAGCAATTTGGATATGTCATCAACTTTCAAGAGAAGTGGCATCTGACTGAATACGGACGCATGGAGATGAACAGGGCCATCAGTGGTGCAGCCATGAGAATTGAGAATGGGTCTGTGAAAGAAATCTATGATGGCAAGGAACTGCGTATGTCAGTTTTCCGTAAGGGATGTTACGATTTCTTGAAATACCCAAGTAAATTTGGCAAGAATTTGGTATACAGGAAAACACCTACTTGACCACCTCAAAAATCTATGTATAATTTACAGCGTCTAGAGTGGCATCTAGGCGATGAACTGGTGAGAACCCCGCAGAGTACTGTGTGGTCTTGTCGTACGGCAAGCGAGTCTTTTGACCAGTTCAATCGCCTTGCTGTTGCTCTCGCCAAGAGCCAAGACCACAGAGCATTTTGCGGGGTTTTTGCTTTTGGACAGCGCAATGCGGTACGTCAGTGGTTGCGCTTGAGATACCCCGATACACGGCGAACCAAAACGGGGAACGTGGGCTTAGTTCTAGAGCGTGGTGGTGAAATAGTCTGGAACAGTGCGATGCGATGGCATGGCTCCGAAGAGCAAAACATCGAGGCACAGGCGAACTATGGTTTTGACCACGGTAAGGCTGTGCTTTGCTCAAACATTCACCAAAGAGCAGTTATGAACAGATACAAGAAGATAGTGGTTGACTACTACAAAGACAAAACAGTAAACGAGATTGCTAGTCTTATCAAAAAAGATGATGAGTTTATGCAGTCTGAAGAATGGTTTGTATTGAAGGCAAAAACAATTTTTCGCTATGGGTGTAAATGTATGAAATGTAAAAGACAGATTAAAAAGTGGATGCAAATTAATGTTGACCACATAAAGCCAAGAAAGTTTTATCCTCATTTACAAAACGACCCTGAAAACTTACAAATTCTTTGCGGTTTGTGCAACAAAAATAAGGGGAACAAAGATGTTGATTACAGATAACCTTGGAGAACCTATGTCTGAAGAAGAGTTTGAGGACAAAATGAACACATACGAACTCGACCAACAGTATGCTGAGTACATCATGGAGCACAGAAATGTTGGCAATGGGGAGATGCTAATCCGATTCATGGAGAGAGGCGAACTCTATGAAGATTTCAAAGAACACATAATGTATGGCAGCAGATGATTCACTATCATGGAACTCCAATATCACCCATCAAAGCCATAGAAACAATGGGTGGCAAGCATTTCTGTGTGTCCTATGCCAGACCTGATGACTTACAGAGATGTTTGCGTTTGGGACAGTCTTTGATGCTGGACAACGGCGCTTTTAGTGCAAAAACC